CGAGGCGCCACAGGACGATGTCCGTTTGAGCGATAGTCCACACCGGGACCAGGGTGCCGCCAACCCAGTCTCGGTTGCCGTCTGCATCGCCATCTCGAATCCACCCTGAGCCTCGCACCGAGTAGATGCCATTGTCGATCGGATCCGTTTGAGCGGTCAGCAGGACGCGATCGAACTCCGTCACAACGTAGCCGCCGATGGTCTGGCCGGTGCCTGAGAGCGGCGTGACATTGATTGCCGAATGCGTGTGGCAGGGCGCCTTGATGGCCAGCCCGAGAACGAATCCTGAAACTCTGAAATTATCAGCCATGACCTACCCCGTTGGCCAGAGTGAGCGCGGCTTGACCGGCGAGTACAGGCCGGAGGTCGGGACGCCCGGAACCAGCTTGCCCACGTTGTTGGCACCGGGAATTGGTGAATACATGGTGCCCGGTGCGGTATTCGCAGTTGCGCTGGTGCCGCTCGGACCTCCCTTGCCACCCATGCCCACGTAAGCGGACACGGCCGATGTGATGCCGTCGATGATGCCAGCGGTCTGAGCTGCCTTGCCTTCGCGCTCTGCAGCCTCGGCCCGGTACTGCAGGCCTTGGGCCTCGTTCTGGCCATTCCACAGCACCGACATGACGCGGTACTCGCCTTCGGTGTTCAGATCTCCGAGGAGCTTGGTCAGGCCATCGGTGCCGGCGCCTGACATACCAGCCACCGCAATGGCGCGCGAGTGCATGAGCTCCTTGTTGCGGATCTCCTCGGCCATCTCGCGGGAGGTAATGGCCATCTGCCGAACGGCTGCCTCTTGGAGGCCTTTGGCTTCCTCCTCCTTGAGCTTTTTCGCCTGATAGCCCTTATAGGCCCCGGCGACCAGCATGACTGCTGCGACTGCTATCTGTGCCATTTATCGAACCATCCGTAGTAGACGCCTTCCATGTGCTCGAACCCCAGTCGATTCATCGTGTAGCAGCTCTCAGCGGTTGTCGCTATTGCTATCACTGGCCCTCGATACGCACGGCACCAATCGAGTGCCCTGCACAACGCGCGCATGATGATAATGGATTTCAGGTGGGGCTGCAGTTCCGGCTTGTATTCAGTGAAGTATTTGCCAATGCCACCCTCGCGAACGAGGCCAATGAATCCGGCAGGTTTGCCGTCCATCAGGATGACGAATGCGCGCATGGTGCCGCGCTGCGGCGCACCGTAGTATTCCAAGATGTCCGCGGTCGTCGCGAACCTTGACTCGATTAACGGGGAGCTCGTCGCTTGGTGTTGCTTCGCTTCTCGACTGACTCGAACTCCGCTATCGCTGCCAAGATCGTTGCTGGCCGCGGTGTTGCTGCTTGCAGACATATTCTTGAATCCGGTATCCACTCCCCGCCAAAGGGGAAATTGTCCTCATGGTAGTCCTCCCAGATCGTATCGGCAGGCGTGTCCTGACCCTGCTCAACGAGCGGCAGGTCCGATAGGTTGCTGAAATCCGGGCCGTACTGTAATCCTTGGTAGTGCAAATCCGAGGCAATAAATCCGATCTTGTTGACCTTCTTGCGCTCCAGCAATCCGATGCCGTCGAGAGTGCCGAGCTTGGCGCTCTTGAACAGTGCCGTGTACGGCAGGCCCCAGATGACATTGGAGAACGGTGCGCCAGTGAGGAGCGAGAGGTCAATGTCACCAGAGCTGTCGACCCGAGCAAGGCCCTTGTCAGCCCCATCAGCCCAGATCGAAACGTCCGCGTCATCCAGATGGCCTGAATCAATACGCAGGGCTGGTGTCGCGTCGGTAGTTACATTTACGGTGCTGACCGGGACTCCGGTGTACTGGCCCCATGCGTCACCGAGGTAGTTGTTGTTGCCGCCAACCGCCTCGGACTCCAGCGCCCACTTGAGCAAATACTTGCGCGCTGCAACCCTTTGATGACTGACCGTGTAGTAGACCTGATCCTCGACCGTGCCGGGGAGGATGGCGACATCATCGACAGTCCACAGCCGACTTTGGACTGTGTCCACGCCCAGGATGACCTCGCACCAGCAGATGACGTTCTCGAGCCGATCGTAGATCAGCACTCCGACAGTGCCATCGTTGCGCACACAATGGACGCGGACGTCAGGCTTCATCTGCACAGCGATCTGCCGGATGCCGGCGTCGTTGTAGTCAGGCGCAAAGATCGACAGATCCACGCTCAGGTAATCAGCGCCGGCCGAGTCGTAGCTGAGCTCGTAGAGCCGCTGCAGGGTCCGATCGACAAAAACGCCCTTGCTGGCGATTGTCTTGATGTTGAAATTGGTCGGCGTCAGCGCCTCGTCGAACGAGCTCGAGCGCACCCCGAGAGGATGGTTGCCGTCCATCCGGGCCGCGTCGACGTCTGCAGCATTCTCGCTGGTGCCGAGCAGCAGCCTGCCAAAGGACTTGAGCCAGTTGATAATGCGGATCGGGCCTGAGCCAATGTTTCTATTGATCGGGCCAGAGTCGCCCTCGGTCTCGTCATCGAACGATTCGTAGTTGTCCGACACCGAGCCATAGATGCGATCGTTGCCAGCGAACCAGAGCCGATTCTCATGGATGTCGACGGTCGAGGGAAAGCCATCGAACCCAGACCACTCACCGAGCTCCCAGTCCTTTGACGCCAGCAGGGAGCCGAAAGGCTCAATCACGTAGGCGTCGATCAGCTTCGATGTGGTAAAGCCGGTCATCCGGGCAATGCCGGTGCGCGAGCCGCCAGTGTAGCTCAGGGTGCAGTTGATCGGGCCGGCTGTGAAATCGCCAGCCTTCACGCCGATGCGATAGAAAATGATCTGACCGTCCTGCTCATCGAGGAAAGTCGTGTTGGTGTTGGAAGTGTACTGCGGCGTCAGGTCATTGAACGGGCCTGAGTCCGAGCCGATGGAGAACTGCACCGTGATCGTGCCGATGCCCGGAGGCATATTCTCGATGATGATGCCGAAACGCCGCGCCTCGCCGTTGCCGGTGACGCGGATCGTCGGGGAGAACTCGTCCGCAGCATTGACCGCCTCGGTGACGACCTGACCCTGGGAGGCGACACGAATCAAGACGCCGGCCCGGTGCTCGTCTGGGGCCATCGAGGCATCGAATATATCGGCACTGGACTGGACCTGAATATCGCCCTCGATGGCGCTCACTGTTACCGTCGAGCCATCTGTGCTGAGCGTCTGGAACGGGCCGTCCTCGGGCCCGTAGGCCACCAGCGACCAAGAGTTGCGAACGACGACGCCATTGGGATCTATGTAGCCGCGGCGCTCGATCTTTTGCATATTCAGGTTTCGCGAGATGACGTAGATAACGTCACCGGACTGGGACCACCGCACAGCCGCGATGTCGTCCTCGTCGTTCCAGCCGGTCTCAAACTGGACGATCTGCTGAACGCTTTGGAAGATCTCGCAGTCATCGCAGACCGCGGTGTAATTGCTGCTGTTGGCCAGCTCGATCCAAAAACTCGCTCCGGGCGGTATGAAAGCGATGTTGTGCCGGCCTTGGCCGAGATTCGTTTCGCGGACCAGCTCGTCGCCGTTTACTGTCGTGCCAATACGCAGCCGAACAAACTCCGTGATGACATGGAGGTCCATCGAGTGCTCGACCCCCTGATCTGGACCAGCGACCGAGATCTCCTGAGTGATCTTGGCAAAGGCATCGCCAGTGCCGGTCAGGTTGCAGGTAAAATTCGGCGTGGCGGCACTACCGATCGCGGCCGTGGCACCCAGGTCCGAATCATCGTTCCACTGAGAGAACGTAAAAGTGGATGTGAAATCGCCATCAGGGATGGTTGTGCTGACAGTCGGCCTGACGAGCAGGACGTCATTAACGCGGAACCGGAGCTTGCCGCGCTGGTCGGCGCCGATGCCTCGCTCTGATCCAAACTCGATCAGCGTCGTGTCATCAACACCGAAAACAAACGGCATCTGCCGAGTGAGGTTGCCATTGGGGCGGTCCTCGGAATACATCTGGTCGATCATTTTCATGCCCGGTCTGAGCATCATCGAGCCGAGCACTCGAGGCATCCAGTTTGTCTGCTGAGCAGCCGACATGGACATTCGCTCGAGATCCAGTCTGGCCAGACCGCGCTTGGAAACGACGCCTCGATTGAAAGCGAGGAGGACCTTTTCGCCAATACTCATGGCCTATCCGATCAGTTGATTGCGTGAACCACCGTCGAAATCGGCATTGCGGAATCCTTGCCGAGACCGAGCCCAACCGCCTTTTGGCGGGAACTTCGCAGGCTCCTCCATGGCGTCGACCGCCTTCGCTTCACCGAGCCACATCTTGTACCAGCGAGCGAGCTCGTTGGCGTCGTAGTCGAGGCCGGTCAGGCGTGGTGCCACTTTCATGGCCATGTAGTGCTCGGCCATCTCGGTGAAATTCATTGGCCAGAGCGCGAAGTCAGCGCCGAACTGGTTGTCATTGCTGACGTATTTCACATAGATCGGGTCTGCGTCCGAGAACCAGAACGCGCCCTCGCGGGAGTATCTGGTAATCGGGATCTGGAAATACTCGTCATAGCAGACGGCCATCGTCCTGAGCCAGTCCACCGGACTTTCAAAGGCAAAGATGTAGCCGAATGATGGCGTGATCGAGGGGCTGGAGTCGAGCTGCACAGTTCGCTGAGCGAATTGCCACTGGCCCATCTGCAGGATCCGGTTGACGAAATCGTTGTCCCAGATGTCGTCGAGCTTGTAGCGGGGCTCGCGATTCTCAGTGAGAGTCGCCAGTCTCCGCTCGCCAAGGATGGTCAGAGCGCCGTTGTAGATCGAGAGCTTGTCAGTCATTTCTTACTCCAGGCCTGCGCATCCCTGCGCAAATGTTCAATCCTTGATCGGCTTATCGTTGCACGGCAGATTCGTGATTCTGCGCGTACCGCCGAGCAAGATCTTCGGTCTCAAAACCGTCCTTGAGAGGCTTGCTCTCACGAATGACGGCCCACTTGTGATGCGTACCAGTGTATTTGACCTCGTAGATCGAGGGCAATTTGATGGTTGCCTCCAGTGGTGCCAGCTCGTAGAGCTCCTCGCGAACAACGTGGGCATAAAGCCGGCCGGCACCAACTACGTGCAGGACCAGTTTCCACTCCATGTTATCGGGTAAGCAGACGATCTCGTCGCCGGGGCGAAACACCTTGGCAACGTGCTGCCAGAAAGACTCATTCATGCAGTCCTCAGGGGTGACACCCATCGGCAGATCGACGCGCCAGCGGTTTGACTTCTCGACCTCGAGGCCCATGCGGCCCTCGGTAATCGGCTTCGCGGTGTGGACAGCCTCAGGCTGCTCCGCGTCTTGCTCGGGTAATGCTTCTGCTGTTGCTGGTTCTGACATTTTTCAGTCTCCGTGACAAGAAAGGGCGAGACCCGGATGAGTCTCGCCCTCGCATTGTCGCGCCAGTTCAGGTCCTACGTCAATTACGTGCCGTTGACCATCGTTACGAGACCGGCAGCAGTAACCACCGTGACGATGCACAAATCTACGAGACCGAGGTTGTTATCAACAACGCAGACGACATCATTGACACGAATGCCCTTGTCGTTTCCGTCGTCGATATACCCCGCGCCAATCACCGTAAGCACCGGGTCAGCAGAGATGTAATCGTACTTTGCAAAGCTCAGGCTGCCAGCGTCAAGGCCTTCACCCATTCGAGGCTGGCAGAGGTTCAAACTTCCTGTTGCGTATGCCACTTTAGTTTCTCCTCAGCCTTAGGCAATGAGCGTGTTGTCGATTACGTTCACGACGACGACGCCACTGTTCTGCAGCAGTTGTGAGCCCATGTAGATCGAGCAGCGAGACCAACTGTAGTCCTGCTCCTCGTCATACCCCGCGCGCGCCTCGATGTTGTCGGCGTTGTAAGCATGGCCGATCGAGTTTTGGTGATACGCGAAACAATCACCGTCAGCCGTCGCGTTACCCGGCAGATCTGGATGCACGATCCAGTTCATTCCGAGCCACTTGTACGTCTGTTGGCGGTCGCGCCACGCTTCCGGCACATTGTCGATCGGGCCGTTTTGCGTGAAGTCTCGAGAGGTAAACGATGCCAGGGTCAGCATCACGCCCTCGAAGTTAGGCGTGACCAACATGGTGATGCGGCCGTCATACGGAACATCTGCCTGACCGAGGCGAGTTTTAGCCTCGAGACAAAGGTTCAGCGTAGGTGCGGCGGCTGCGCCAGTGTTGACCGTGCCGGTTGCCAGCTCCGTGATGATGTCTTGGTCAATCTTGCGATTGATGACTGCCATGCAGGTCATTTGCATGATCGCGCGCTGGTTGCCCTGCGAAGCGAAGATGTTGAAATCCGTCTTGCGAACGAGATCATGCCATTCGACCAGCGTAGCCACAGGCTGCTGGAGATCGTCGCCGCGAGCAGGAATCAACCCGTTCACGCCGCGTGTCTTGGCGGTTGCGCCGCCAGAGCCGGCTACCAGAAACGTCGCCTGATTGCCTTTGATGACAGCTTCCGTGGTCGTGCTCTCCCGAAGGAGCGACTGGTGCTGCTCAAACGCGGCGATGAATTCCTGCCGGTATTGAATTTGAAACGCTGTTTCGGCCATTACGGCTCTCCCAGATAAGTGAATAGATCCATCTATCGACTGGTCGGGGTAGCCTGATTAGCTGGTTTGCGGGGTATCCAGAGCGGGGCCGCAAGGTCGGCGTCAGGAGCCGGGAGGCGTCAGGGCTGCCAAAGGCAGGGTATCTGACTAATGTCGTGGTGCCGAATTTACCTCAGGCGTACCGAGATGACAAGGGTGTGTTCGCCTTTAGACCGTTTCCTGTGGCCTGCTTGGCGTCCTCTCGAGCCAGAAAAGCCTCGCGCTCAGCCTTGGTCATGTTCTTGCCCTTGTTGGACAAGTTCTGGAATGCCGTAGTCTTTGGCCGGGACGAGTCGAACCAGCCAAACGCCTTTTCAAATACTCCTGCTCCACCCGTAGGCGATAGTGCTGCCATCATGCTCCTCCTGAGCTGGTGCTGATGCTGCCTGAATGCTTGGTGCCGCCAGTGGTGGACCTGCTTTTCTTGAACACAGTCTTATGCGGCGGCTTGCGATAGCTGGCCGGATGGCGGCGCTTACCGCCCTTGACGTAGGTCGTGACT